ATAATCTCCTGTGCTATAAGCATAAGGTGTAGCATATGGGAAGCTCAATGGTTGTCCTGTTGCACAATTCCATAATGATAAGAACTTTCATTGTCAGAATAAATCGTTTATCTTATCATTAAGAAGCTTTCCTTGATTAGCTGATAAAGCACTTGTTGCTGATGTAGAGTCTAGACTATCAACTACTGTTGTTTGTGGTATAGCTCATCAATCTTTAATAATCTTTCCTGTATTGCCATCAAATACTGCTAAATGTCCATCTACTGCTCAATTTGGTCAAGTCACATCTCAAGCTCATTGTCCATCTGCTCAATCATAAATCTCAAAACTCTCTGATGTCCCATTTGTTTCAGTTATCGTTACTGTTGTCTTTTTCCCAGATTTAGAGCTTGTTATATCTGCTATTCAGTTTCCTGTTGCTCAAGTTTCTCCCTGTGGTCAAGTAGGTCATTGAATTCCCTGTTCTCATTGTTCTCCCTGTTCCCCTTGTGGTCAAGTAGCTCAAGTTTCTCATTGGGGTCATTGAATTCCTTGAATTCCCTGTGGTCATTGAGGTCAAGTATCTCCCTTTTCTCCTTTTAGGTTAGAATATTGAGCTTTTTTGATTTTATTGTTATCTTCACTATCAGAAAACAAAATATAATCATCTTGTGCTATTGTTAGCTTCTCTTCAAAGTCAGTAGGAAAGATTTTTGCCATATTAAATATAGTTAAAAATTAAATAGCAGGTCTTGTAGTCCATTCAGTAAGAGGCATTTCTCTACCACTATCTGCATATATGTAAATTACTTCATCATTCTCATCTGCTACTTCAGTATAAGCATCTTGTAGTGGAGTTATGTATATAACAGGTCTAATCCTTATATCCCAACTTGTATCTGGCTGTGTTCTTTGTCACCAATTAGTAGTTGGCTTTGTTCTTTCACTCCAAGTAGTAGGCATATAAAGTTGGTATTATATAAATCTTTTGTATTATATTCTAGAATTTCAAAATTCAACAAAAAATAAAATTGAAATTTGAAAAATCTGACTAATATATTCTTAGATAAATTTATCTTCGTGTTGGGGAAAATGAAATCATTTTGGGAGAGATTTAGCGTAACAAAATTGGTATTACTCCTCTTGGTTTTAACTCTGATGTTTATTGAAATTTATAATGTTATTAACTGATGAGAGATAAGCCAATTATTTAGTAATGTAGTCATTGCTGTTGTTTCGTTCTATTTCTGACAAAAATGAATTCAATACGAAGAACCAGATAGCATAATTGAGGTTCCTTTTAATAATAACAAAGAAATATAATGGAAAACCGACTCATTTATCTTACTAACCCTGCTAATATTATCTCCCTCGTAATCTTCATCTTCTGACTATGAGTTTCTTGGAGCAATCTCAACTGAAGAATTAAAACTCTTGAAAAGAAAACAGAAGAAATAGATGTTTCCAAGATAGAAACTAAACTAGCTGAAATTAGCACAGATTTACAACGAGTTAAGATGGAATTACAAAAATTAAGTAAGTAGTTTTATCTCTTAATCTATAACAAAATGCTAGAATACAAAATCACTAATTCTGATTTATGATACAGAATTTATAAAACAGAAGATGAATGAGAAACAAAATACTATTACGATGTTAAATGAGGTTGGAGTTTAAACAAGACACGAGCTAAAATCTTCTTCCATAGAGAAGATGTAATGAGTGCTTTAGTTATTATCAAAGCTAAATGAGAAAAAATAGAAGAAACTTCAAATGCACCAAAACCAGAAAAGCAATCGTGGTCGGAGTTATCATAATTGCCATTCTGTTAATTTTAATTCCTTGTATCGTATGATAAATACCATCTATGAATTATTCATACAATGGTGGGGAGAAAGAAAGTTGAGGAAAAAGATTTTAGCTTATAAAGAAAAAAATCTGAATGAAAGAGAAAGAGTATAATCGTCATCACGAAATCCCTGCTTCCAAATGAGGTAAAACTAATGAATTCAATATCAATACAGTAGAGGTTGGAGAACATAATAGATGGCATACTCGATGTTGAAACGATACCCCAGTAGAGGCTCTATGTAGAGTTCTACTCCGGAATGAAAAAGTCTGGAACCAAAATTTTATAGCAGATTTAATGAATGTGCTAGATAATTATCTCAACCAATACTATAACCCCAAAGCACATAGTTGATTTATTAAAAGTGAGATACAGAAAGTATTAGAACTAGAGAAGTAATGAAATGATATTCTTGGAGTAGAGAAGATTACTTAACCCTTTTATATTCTAAATATTTTCCAATGGAAGAACTTATTAACGGTTGCTTATGAACATGAGAGCAACAAACTGATTATTTACTCTGTGAATGAGATATAGACACTCTCCCAGAGTTAGTTAAGCAAGATACTAAAAGATATCAGTATAACCAAGCTAAATGGAGTTGGAGTACTGTATCCTGCACCATTTTTGCTGCTGCTTGAATGTTATCTGATTTGAAAAATTATGAATTTTCAGAAGCAGAACTTAAATCTATGGATGAACTATCTTATACAAGATGAAGAATAAGATGACAAGGTTGGTATGTTCAAAATGCTGTTAAATGTGTAGCCGACCGATGGAATAATTCAGAACTTTCAGAAAAATACTGAAAAGTGGCTTACTACCGTATCTCAAAATACGATAACGACACTATAAAGTGAGCATTGGATAAATTATACACTCTTGATACAAGTTATCAAGGAAATTCAAATTACAATAAAGACTACAAGGCTGATTGAGTATTAAACTGAACTGATTTTGGAACTCCTACTTATGGACATTCGGTTGGTATAATTGGAGGTAATATAGATAGGAGTGTAAAAGATAATTATTATTGAAGACAATATAACATATATTGATTAGCTAATGAGGTTAGTAAAATAAAATGTTATGGTTCATACTTATATATCTATGTTAGTACCGACAACTTAAACGAAATAAAGAGGTTAAATGAGATGAAAAGTAAAATAGTCCAAGTGATTGATTTAAACTCTCAATTATGGCATTTAGCTAACGATGGAGCCTATAGAACTAAGCTACACGAAATGAATGAAAAAAATAGAAAGAAGTTAGAGGATATTGATAATGAGTTAAAAAAATACTAATTAAAAAAAGAGGGACTTAACCCTCTTTTTATTTTTTCTTTGATTTTGTATCTTTGAAGATTGGTTCTCAAAAATCTGGTTTAGTATATTCTGAAATAACATAATCTTGTATAAGCCATTCTGCATTGGGTGCAACTCATTCTTCTCAATCTTCAAATACTACTTGGTATCAATCATTTATATCAGAGCTTACTCTACTTATTACTCATTTCCTTGGTCTTCCATAAAGTGATGTATCTATTATTCACATTTTTTCTCACGAAATCATATCTTTCATAGCCTTGCTTACTTCATCATTTACATCAACTTTCATAGTTATACTTGGTCTATATGAGTTATCAGCATATTGTTTAGTTTTTCATTTAGATTTTTTAGCTCTGTCATAATCATTTGGTTGTCATTCCTTATATGTCTTTCAGTTTTCAAATTTATATAATTTGTCATCACTGCTATAAGCATCATATCAAGCCTCTTTTAGTATAGAACTTGTTTTGTCATAACCAAATAAACTCTTTAATCTATTAAATAAGGCTCTTCCCTCACTAACATTTCATTTTTTATCTTTCCAAGTATTATATTCTTCTTTTGATAGAGTCCTTTTAATTATTCCATCAATCTTTTGTATTTCCTTATCTGAAATTTTGTCCAACCAATCTAATGTACCTCATTTCTTAGTAGCTTTCTTTTTGGTTTCCTCTACTGGTTGGAATGATTTTTCTAATTCCTCTACTTTATAGAATACCACTTTCTTAGTTTGTGGGTCTTCTACTGGAATATATTTACTCCTATCTAAATTCTTTAGCATTGTAGCAGATACAGGAGGTAATCATAACTCTTCTGCCGTATAACTTCTTACTTCTGTTTTTTGTTCTGAATTAGAGGATGGATTTTCCATATTTTCTCCAATAAATTCATAATGAATTCTATCTCAATAATCTTGTAAATATTCTACTATATCTTCCTCTGTATATAATTGTTCTTCTGGACTTAAATTTTCTGAAAATTTATAATAAGGTTGCATTCTATAATTACCATACTCTGTTTTTGTAATTATTCCTCACTCTCAATGGTCAGATGTTAAGTTAATTTGTTCTCATGCTTTCATATTCTTAACATCTTTGATTAGATTTTCATTTGTTTGTTCTGTCATGTCTGTTTGGGTAGTAGATAAATTATTATCACCCTGATTATATAATTCTCATGCTTGGTTTCAAGCCATTTGGTTGACATTTTCAGAAACTACTATATCAGTAGGATTAGCACCTACATTCTTATCTCTAATTGCATCTAATGGCACATTTCATAAATCCAAATTAGATACATCTATATCTGCTATTTGCCCTGCAGGTATAGTCCTATTAGAAATCAAATTATTAAGCTGATGAATACCGTTACCATCTGTCTTTCATTTAGCAGTAAATCAAGCTCCCTTTTTAACAGATTTTGTTCTTCTAGCAGGTTGCTTGTTTAAATTATAAAGATACTGTGCTAAGTTTCAAGATGTTTTATCTGCTAAATTCATACCACCAAGCATAGCTAATGTTCATACTGGATTTGTACCATTTATCAGGTAGGAAATCATTAGGTTTCTCAACTTTATTGCACTTTGCCCATCTTCTTTAGCCCATTGCTGTATTAGTCAATCCCTTGTAGCAACAGCTCCCCTTATATCATCATTTAATTCTTGGATATCTAATCCGTATCATTTTCATACTTTATTGAGCTTTTCACTCGCTCACATTCTCCACTCATTTAACTTACCGGCATCCACCTGCTCTTTTGTATCTCAACTAGCTTTATAAATATTCTCTAATAAGTCCTCTGCTTTTATCAATCTTCGCAACACAGATGGATGAAGCTCTTTTTCCTTAGCCAATTCTCTCAGATTGTTAGCTAAGTCCGGATAATCCATACTTAATGTTCTTGATTTCTCTATATCATCTGCTAAAATTGTTGCTATTTTAGCACCCTCTGTGTTATCTACTCTTACATTTTGTGGGATACTATCAATTCATTTTGTTTTTTTATCTAAATCTGCATTAACTACATCTTCAAGCCCCGCTATCTGTTCCTCAATAGATTTTCAAGCTAAGTTATTTTTTAATAACACCTCTCATGCACTTAATCAAGATTGCTTTACATTAGATTTTTGACTAGGAGATAATCAGGCTTGCCTATTTGCTTGTCGTATAGGGAGTGTCCTTGTTAGGGTTTGAACCGGATTTATATTTTGTCAGATATTTTTAATGCTCTGTCAAAGTTTTTCAGTTTTACCTGCTATTGTTCATAAAGTAGCCCCTGCATTATAAGCTCATTCATTCATTGATTGTTTAATTGTATCGATATCTGTATTTTGATAAATATCTCCTCAAGGTGCCAATACATTTAGAGGGTTAAATACTCATCATTCAAATGCCTGTCTTCCTCATTTAAACAAATCAGCCCATTGTGGATTTTCTTCTACCGTCATTTCTGCAGCATTATTTACTATATTTTGTAGCCATTCCTCTAATCATTCCTCCAATGATGACCTGGTATATACTCAACTTGCATGTGCTAATATATTTGGAATTGTAGCTTCCCCAACTATTCAAGATACATTCTTCTTAAATCCCTCTCTTATAGCTGTTGATGAACTTGTTTCCACTCATCCAAGTAGCTTATCAAGATATACCTCTATTGCAGCATTTATCATTCAAACAATTGCTCATTTCACTTCTGCTTCTTCGTGAGTAGCTCAAGCCCTCCTCAGAGTTTCATAAGCATCTTCACTCTCTCTTACATAACTATTTGTCCCCATTAAAGCAGTCCCCATCGCAGGATTAACTATAGAGGCTCATATAATTATAGGCATATCCCAGTTAGAAGCTCAATCTCATAATCATTTATAGAAAAATCAATTAAAATCTCATTCTGCTAATAATTCTGTATAGTTTTTACCCTCATAGTAGTCATCTAACTCTGTATTAACTGTTTTTTCTCTATAATTAGCATTCTCTTTATTAACTAAGTCGATATAATCATCTATTTCCTGTTTGTTCCTATCCTTATATTCTTCATTTTGAGCAATATACTCCTCAACAGTTCTACCTCCAAGTGTTCCCTCTTTCATTCACTCTGGTAGATTTTTTGCTAACCAATTATCCAGTGGCACTAAACTATTTTGTATATTTTTTACTCATTTATAAAGCCACTTCTCCCAAGTATCCCCAACTCATTTTGCTTCCGTTTTCATATTAGCCCAAGCATTTCTCCAAAAATTCCCCTTTAGCTGTCATTTTGGGTCTATTTCTAACCCTCATTTATATAGGAGTTCTCTATCCCCATTGTTTAAATAATTAACCAACAGCTGTTCCCCATTTGGAATAGTTTCCATCCAAGAGTTAAATACTGCCTCATCGTTTGCTGATGGATTAACATGATATTTATCCTTGATTTGTTGGGTTAATTCAACCACAGATAACTTATTATTAGCATATTGCTTCTCTTTTGGGTCTTCTATCTGTGAAACTTCATATTTACTCTGATTTATATATTTTCTCCTATCAGAGTTTTTAATTTCATTTTGAACTATTGGTAAAACTTGTGTATAAGCTTCATCCATAGCCTTTTCTCTCTCGTATCCTGTTAATCATAAACTATCTATTTTAGATGATAACTTATTATAGTTATATTCATCTAATCAAGGATACCTCTCATTGTAAGTAATTGGGTCAAGATTAGTTGTTGTCCCCCTCTTACTCCATCTACTTAATGTTGGTGTAAATGCCATTTAGTTATGTTATTAAGAAATAAATTATCGTTCAAATGATTGTCCATCTGATAATGTTATCGTATCAGCAGAACCCCATACATACGGTCGTATTCTCCCCACTCTATTTGTATTTACATATGTGTTATAGAAGTTCTTTTCCTGTGATGTGTTAGTTGTAGTTCAATAGCGATTACTATATTCATCTGTAATATATGCTCATTTCTTACCAAGTAATGAGGCATCTCATCAATATTGAATATATCAAGCATAATCATCTAAAAGTTGGTTGTAGTTCTTAGTAGCACTATCCATTCTCTTTCTTGCTACATTAAGCAGCTCTTTTCTCTGTGCCTCTGTTAATTTTTCTCAATTAACTGCTTTGTTATATTTCTGCCATATCTTCTTAGGTATGTTGGTAGCATTCTCCACAGTAGCATATTCTCATTCCCTTACGGTACTTCCTGGGTCAAGCATTTTCATATAGGCGAATATTAACGACATATCTCATGCGGCACTATCATCTTTTGCTCAAATTTCTATCATATCATAATACGATTTCATTGATTGATAATCTTTATATGTTTGCTCTTGATGTAATTGTGTTCTTAATTTTGCTAACTCATTTTTTCTTTGTGTATCTAGACTTCCAGCTCAAGTTTGAGCCATGTAATCTGCTACTTCTGCATCAAATATCTGCCATCATTTATCCAAATCTCAACCTCATATAGCTTTTAATTTGGCATCTGTTGGTGCCGTTCATTCATTTAGATACTTGTTATATAATCATACTCTTGTTGGTTCATAAGTTTTACTCAATCCCCCAACCGTAGTTCAATTAGAAGTAATACCTCAATTAGTTGTATTTAGTGTAGCACTTGTCCCTGCACTAACTCTGTTTCAACTTTGGTCTAATGATGGGTCTATAAATCATTTCAATGATACATCTTTTAGATTTACTTTTCTTGTTTGAATTACTCAATCTTTATCAAAATTGGCATCTTTTACCCAAAAATCTCCATTCTTATCTGGTGCAGATACCACTATTCCAACATGTCCATAATTTTTTCAATCTATGTAATGATTATAATCAAATACAGCAACAGTTCCCACTTTTCATTCATCACTATTTATCCATTTTTCTCTCACATCAATAGTTTCATTTCAGAATAATCTTCCTGCTCATATCTCTTGTAGGTAATCATTTACAAATTTACCACATTGTCATATGTAATTACCATCGTTATACTTACTCTTAGCCATAAAACTTCAATATGTTCATTCCCTACCATCTGAATAAGTTTTTAATTTATCCGAACTTACTACTGTATAATTAGCTCATCATCAGAATTGTCTATTGAAATCATCTGCTGTATATAACTTTCAGTTGTATTCTACATAATCTGTTCATCAGATACTTACCTTTTCCCCAAATCATTGACTAGTTCCATATGTTTGATTATATAATTGTCTATATTCTGGTTTTTGTTGTATCTGTTTGTTTATCTTTGTTAATTCCTCTCCTAATGTGCTTCAATTATCTATTGCTTTTAAAATATCATCTGCCATTTGTTCTGCACTCCTTTCCATAGGAATTCACTCGTATTGAGCTAATAGGTTTTCTACACTCTTTAAAGCCGCTTTATGCCTAGTTGTCTTATCTTTACTATTGATATTTCAGTTGGCATATTCTTGTTGCATAACCCAATAATTCCACTCCCTTTCCTGTGCTTGCTGTGGAGTTTCAAAACTCATCATATCCATAACAAATCAGAGTTCATTCATTTGTTGTTGCCTCGCTTGTTGGTTAATCTGATACTCCTGTAATTGCATATTAAACTCATTCTGATACTGTTGCATTCTATTGTTATACTGTGTTGCTACTTTATTATATTCAGAATTCAATGTTCTTAACTGTAATTGTAAATCATAACTTCTATCTGAAATTATGGCATTTATTTTACTTCTTGTTGCCCCAGTTCCCTCATATTCTTCTTCTACACTCTTTTTAATCATATCCAAATCATTTTGAATATTCTCCATCTGTTCTTGTAGCTCTGTGCATTGGTCAGATAATCCTAACATTTCTGGACTATCCATATTAGCTTTGTATTCTGCAAAATATTGGCTTGCCTCTGAACCTGTATCTCCCAACATAAACTTGTTAAATGTTTGAGCTAACATTTGATAAGCCATATCTTGAATAGAATTTCATTTACTATCCATTCATTTATCATCATCGTATGCTGATATGATATTTCATTTGTTAATCTGGTTCATCAACTCAGAGTATTTAGTTGGGTCTGATATCCTTAACTGTTCTAATTGTTCAGATGATATATTTCAATTCTGATATTGAGTATATAAATCTGTTGTAGGAGTGCTTGCCAATGAAAGTCCCTCTTGATATCACTTATACCATTGGTCTAATGTGTTCTTTTGAACTTCATCTCTCATATCGTATGAGAAGTTTTTCTTGAAACTTTCATAATCTGTAAAATATTCTGGATTACTCTGTTTATACCTATTCAGATTATCTCTAATCTGATTTTGAGCCTCCTCTGATGTCTGATTGTAATAATCCTGCGATAGAGGTTTCATAGCCCCTTGTTGTTGATTATTGCCAACGGTATTACCTACTGTTTCTTGTTGTTTTGTTGATGTATCTTGTTTCGTTGTAGGTGTAGTTTGTGTAGCCCTTGCCGTTCATTCTTTTTCATAGTATCATGTGTTTGGGTTATACACATAATTACCATTTCATTGGTCCCAAGATGTATCCTTTGGTGTAGGAGTTGTTCTTGTTGATTGTGTCGTAGCCGTTTGTTGTTTATTCAACCCATTTAATTGTGATAGAAAAGTATCATACTGTTGTTGTGAGTATGAAGATTCTATCTTTGCTTTTGCTCTACTCGCAGCTCAAGCATCTCATTTGTAGAGATTGTCCCTCATCGCAACATAAGTTGCGTCATCTACTGTTACCATCTGTTGTTATTATTATGAATTAAATATTATTTCTTTCTACTTCATCCTCATCATTGCTTACTGTGGTCCCTCATCTTTAATCTATTAAGATATAAATTATGCTATTCATCAATTACATATTCTTCTTTTAAACCCACTCCCATTTACATAACATAAATGTGCATATCAATCTTCAGCATAGTATCCATCTGACACCCGTATATATCAACTCTTAGAGCTTCCTGCTGAAGAACTGCTTTCATCAAATCGTGTTTGAGATGAGTTAGTTCTCCTTTTATACCCATTTTCATCTATGTAATAGATATGGTCATCTGTTCAACTTGGTATCCAAATACTTCAAGCCTTACCTGTTCAGACATAAGTCGGAGAATAAGAACTATCTTGTGTTATTATATGTTTGTATCATCTTGTTGATGAATATGAACTATCTACAAAGTTAATATTTGCCCCATCTACCCATATGTATCAAGATGGATGGAGACTATCATCAAATGATAGATTAGAAATACTAAATTCTGCCGTATATTCTGCACTTATTCAGTCGCCATATAATTGAACAAGAAACCTATATCTACTTGCATTAGTCCAAATTTCATCAACATCTACACCAACATACCAATACCACCATCTTATTTCCTCATTTACTATTGAATAACTATCTGACCATGTCCATCCTGCATTCTGCCATCATCACGAATATTTTTGGAATATCATATCAACATTAAGTGTTGCTCCACTGCTACCCACATTCTCAAATGTTGTAACCAGATTACAGAAGCACACCTCATTCCCTGGTTGGAATCAAGATAGATTGAAAGATGTTTCTCATGAAGCCCTTATCGTATTTTCATTCCAAGAGCTTCAAGGGTCTGGTATGTCAGAATATCTTGGATTAAAATCTCTACCATAAATAGTATATGCTACACTTCAATCATATAGCAAACTCTTTCCTGTTCATATGTTATTTAATGTTACGGTAGCCATCGATTTTATCTAATATAAATTAGTTCAAACTGGTAATCTTAACTTTCCTGCACACAATATGGTGGTATCGAGATAAAAATAACTCCCATTTACTGTAATTGCTCATCATACTCAAGCAGATAATCATTGCATATATCAAACCAAACTACCTCAATAATAGAATTCTATTCTACCTGCTGAACTTGAATATGGGTATAATTTTATTCATCAAGAACTTGTGCTTCCTGCTACGATAGTAGTTCAAGATATATCTCCTGCTGTTACAGTTCATAAATTAGCACTAATTGCTGAAAGCTGGCTAACATCTAATTCATAAGCTGTTATTGAGTTAGCTTGTATCTCGTTTCCTGTAATAGTATTTGCTGCGATATTATCTGCTGTTATGAATGTGCTTTGAGCATTCGTCCCAAAAGCCTGAAATTCTGCGTCCTTTCAACTTGATGTAGGTTTAGCTACACACAATAATATTTTATTCTCACCAACACTATTAGAAGCCGATGTAGTTGTTTGCACACCTCATAACTCTTTATCATAATAGATATATGTTACTGCCGACATATTCCCTGTATTCCCACTACTTACAGGTAAAGATGTTCAATCTGGTAGATATACATTTCCACTTCATCGTGATACTGTATTATAATCAGAGGCTGTCCAACTAACATTTGTACTCCATCAAGCTATTCAACTCCCTCATCATTCTGCTTCTACATTATATACACTAACTCAAGCATTTATCTTTGGAGAAGAAACTCCTGGAACTGAAGAAATAGCACCTCAAGTGTTTGGGTCTGATATGTTTAATAATACATCTTCTATACTATCGTATCAGATACTTTTCATTATCTAAGCACATTGTTATTAAATGTAAAATCTAACACATATACACTTGGGGTATTTGTCCCATCTCAATTCAATATAAATTTGAATTGAATATACTGAAACCTATCTCTTACAAATAAATCCTCCGTGAAACTTTCTATTGTCTGAGTTTCTGGAGTTATTACTCTCAATGAAGTCCATTCTCCACCATTCACAGAATATTGTATCTCTATACTCTGATTTTCTTGTAATACTGAATATCAAATACCTGCCATTATTCAGTCTTTTACCTCCTTTAGACTATTAGCATAATATCATCTCGTTATTAGATATCAGCTTGTGTTATATGTTGTGTTGCTTAACTTATCTATTCAATGACTACTTCCATTAGTTCGAGCTACATATAAAGTTATTCAATCTGAATATATACAATCTACATTTCAATGAGCTACATAATCATAACTCAATACTTCATTATAGTTTTTATTCTTCGCTCATCGTGAATATACCCCATTCTTACCTGCTATTATTAGTCTTTCATTATATACTCATATACCATTTTGTATATCAGCAAAATCATCACATTTCTTGAGAGGATATATTTTATATCAATCCAATATCCCCAACCCTCTATTTGTTATTAGATATGGATATCAGTTATAAATCTGACTTTGATATGTCACATATCATATCAATGGAACTGTTTCATCTGGTATATCTGCAACCCCATCTCGTAGATACATATTGGAATTTCACAACTCTGATTGTGTAATCACTCTTATAGCTCATCATAAATCATTTAACTTAGTTATGATACCTCCCTTCTCTAAAGTAAATAAATCTGAATATACATTATCTACATCTACTTTGCTTAACTTTGGTCAGTTTCCTATATACATATCCCCCATACTAACCAACAATGGATGGTATGTTGAACTCTCTAAATCTGCCACCTTTGTTGCCGTGACTGTTGAATTATTTTGAAAATCTGAAACAGATACTTTATAAAGTGCATTATTACCACACCAATATACATAATCATTAAATACAGTAGCAGAATACCGTGCTTTGGGATTCCCTGTTGATACAGAACTCCAAGTCCCATCTACACACTTATAACACACTCATCAAACTCATCAAGCTACGAACATATTACTTTTTACCTTTGTAATTACATTTATCTTATTCGTAGTTGTTGTATCTTGTATAAGTGCTTTATTTAAACTAATCCCCCTACTATTTTCTCTTACCTCCAAATTTTCACTATAAAAATAGCTGTTGTTGATACCTGTAAAGATATCATCAGCTATTCATCAGTTGGCTCATCTAAATATTGGTGCTACTATATTACTTTCTGCCATAGTTTTATTCTAGAAATCATAAATAAGGGTCTTCTACATGATAAGCACTTTCATTCTCAAAACTTCACTCTGTCTGCATTTGCTGTATAGCCTGTAAATAATATCATTCCCATAGTTGTTGTTTATCAAATAGTTGTTTTTCTCCGAATACTAAACTATTTAATCATTTAACTAATATGTTATGATATTCTGGTGCTAATTTGATTTCTTCACTATCAGATGTTAATTCTAAATCAAATGGTATATATTTTCACTCCATATAAAGCTCTCAATCTTTCTTAGGAATAGGAATAAGAAATATACTACCATCTCTTAATATTCAATATGGGTGTTCATTCCATTTTGGATTAGTTAAATCTCTTTTACTATCATATAAGCTACTATCATACAAAGGTAGTTTTTTACCATCAAGAAAAGCTGTCAATACAAGTTTTACTCCTGTGCTTTCATCACTTGGTTGTGGTAGTATATATTCACTCTGTCAAGCATTTACTTCTGTCGTAAAGCTCTGCCAAGTATATTTTTTAGAATTTACTGATAATCTGGAAAATATATCTTTGTAGATAATGTTTAGGTATGTAAGATAATCAGCATCTGCTATTTGTCCTGTTGTAGTAGATGTCTGTTTTCTTGACAACTCTATTATTGTAGATACATCCATTGGCTAATATGTTCTATATAAAAGTTTCATTCTAAGAGGCAAGTTTCCCTGCCCCTTATATATGAAACCCTTACTAAGCAGCAATCTTGATTTTTACCATTCTTTCAGCTCATTCTGTGAAAGTTTTTACTCCATATAGAGTAGAGATAATGAAGTAATCAGCTTTCTGTCTTGGTAATGGATTTTTTCTAACATCAATATTCTGTTGCATAACCAAATCAATAGCTCCTGGTCTGCAAAGTAATGCATGAGCTTCTTCTGCACCAACTGTAATTGTTGTATCTGGTGTAGATACAGCAACACTTCAAGCAGTAGTTAATACTCCTGTAGAAGCATTTAAGTTAGCTCTAACATTCTTTAATTTAGCTCTATCTGAAGCACTTAATTCTACATAAGTTGTTCCTGCTCCTGCTCATCCATTGATTGCAGCTGCAAGGTTAGATAATGAAGCAGCGTCATTTGCTCATTTAAGAACATTACCAGCTGTAGTTCCGATAGTTCCAACAAATGTAAATTTAACTCCTGCAACTGTAATTTCATCAGTAGCAACTACACTTGAGAAGCTAATAGTTCTTGAATGTGCCAAGTTATTTGAAGAATATACTTTATATCCTGCAAAGTTTCCTGCATATCCATTTTTAAGAGCCAAATCTGCTAATGAAAATCCATCAGAAGCAACAGTTTGAGCGATGATTGAAGCAATTTTTGGGTCAACTACTAATGCCCAAGTTTTATCCATCTCACATCCGTTAGCTGTTAATTTAGCTCAAGCTGTCATAATAGTATTAAGACAGTTAGAGATAGACAATGAAATAGCTTGTCCAGCAGTTCCACCAATATCTCCAGCATCCATAGATACTTTTGCGTTAGATACTTCTGCTAATACTTTTCCATCAATATCATTTGATAGTCTGTAAGCGGCTCTTTCAATATAATCATTTTCGATGTCGTATTTCATTTGAATCCAATCAACTTCATCGATAGCGAAAGAGATTTCTTTTGATTGGTCAATATCGAGATATTCATCAGTTCCGATTATATCTTGTGCTACTGTATCAGTATACTTAACATAATCATTTACAGACAAATCATTTGGATATGGTCTGTGAATTCTATCTCCATATTTTAAATCTGGTTGTTCTTCGAAAGAACAAATTTGAGTAGCTACTAGAGCATTTCTTGTTAAATATTGAATTCTTCTACTCCATAGCTCAGGCACGAAAGCCTGTACATTGTTGTTAGTTGTAGGCATTGAAATAAAATAATTGAATTAAAAGATTATTTCCTACCTTTCCTTGCTTCCCACCACTGGTTAAACTCTTGGTCGTTCATATCTTTCCAAGATTTCTCTGGTTCTGGTTCTTTTGTAATCCCATCTACTCAGAGGTTTGACTGTCTTTGGGAAAGAAGTTCCGGTTTGTTCTTAGCAAGATACAAATCAAAGGCATCATTGACATTCATTCCAGTATACTTGGATTGAATTTCTTTGATTTCTTTTTCAACCTCTCTTGCTGTTGGGTTGTTCTGAAAGAATAATTTCTCCTCAACTTTCTTATCGATGTAGCTATCATCGATTTCATATTGAGTTCTTTCTTTCTCCTGTGCTTTTGCACTTTTGAAACGAGATTTCCATTTCTCTACATCAGCTTGTGATTTCTCATAAAGAGCCTTGTAGTCAATCTCCTCTCACTCCTCAATAGGAGTTTCTACCATTTCTTCTTCTGGCATTTTTACATTTGGTTAGTAATAAAGCATCATAACCGTAGCTAAAGTAGATTTCTTAAGCATAAATCTACAAACTGCGATATGTTAGGTGTTAAACCTCTTATTTTCTCTCTCTTTATGGCTGATGAGTTTCCATTTTTTAGATTTCTTGCTTGAACATATCATTTATTAAATCTGCTCTCTCTTGGTCTTCCATCTCCTCTATATCTTCATCTGGATTATAGTTTGGATTTTCAACTAACTGTTCTGGTAGC